AAGCCGCAGCCATCAATCCGATTTTGATAATGGTCTGTTTTGTTGCAGGGTCAAGGGCATTCAATTTGTCCACAAATCCTTGTATTTTGGTGATGATGTCACGAATAACAGGCATCAGAATTTCTCCAAAAGAAATAGCCAGTTCTTCAAGCTGTGACTTCAAAATAGTAAGCTGTCCTGCGAGATTATCCTGCATGGTTTCCGCCATTTGTAAAGATGTGCTGTCACAGTTTGCAATGGCACCCGACAGTTTATCAATATCCGCAGGTGCGGCATTCATCAGAGCAAGAAATCCCGACATAGCATTTTTGCCCACAAGAGTTTCTGCGGCACTCGCTTTTTCGGATTCGGACATCTGATCAAATGCAACCCTACAGTCTGCTAAAATATCGGATAAACTTCGCATTGAACCGTCTGAATTGGAAGTTGCGATCTCCATTTCTCCGAAGGCGGCAGAGCAAAATTTTACATCGCCGGAAAGAGCAGTCATAATAGAACGCATAGAAGTACCGGATTGTGTAGACTTGATACCTGCGTTTGCCATAAGACCAAGTGCCTCAGCTGTATCTTCACATGAAAATCCCAATGCACCTGCGATAGGAGCACAGTATTTGAACGATTCACCAAGCATAGATACATTTGTATTTGCGTTAGAACTTGCAGCCGCAAGCACATCAGCAAAATGACCGCTATCCTGTGCTGTCAGTCCAAATGCAGTGAGTGCATCTGTGACAATATCCGATGTTGTGGCAAGATCTTCGCCTGATGCAGCAGCAAGGTTCATAATGCCGTCAATACCTGACAGCATATCATTTGTTTTCCAACCTGCCATCGCCATATAGTTCATCGCTTCAGCAGCTTCTGACGCTGAAAACTTTGTTTTTGCACCCATTTTACGTGCTTTATCACGCAAAGCCTGTAAATCATCACCCGTTGCACCGGATACAGCAGCAACCTTTGACATTGCAGAATCAAAGTCAGAGGCGGTTTTCACAGCAGCAGTTCCAAGAGCCGTCACACCTGCTGTAACAGGCAGAAGTTTTTCACCTGCACCTGAAATTTTATCGCCTGCATTCTGGAGGACTTGTCCTGCCTCACCGATTTTAGCAAGTTCAGAATTTGCATTTTTGGCTTCTGATTCCAAACGTTTCAGTTCATTTTCTGTTTCGACAATTTCACGCTGCAATGCATCATACTGCTGTTGTGTGATGTCGCCATTTGCAAGAGCAGTATTTGCCTGTTCTGCGGCAGTTTTCAGCGTTGCAAGTTTATCTTTTGTAGCAGAAATGCTGTCAGCGAGAAGTTTCTGTTTCTGTGAAAGTAGTTCTGTGTTCTTCGGGTCAAGTTTCAGGAGTTTTTCTACGTCTTTTAGCTGTGACTGGGTGTTTTTTATGTTCTTGTTTACACCCTCTAATGCTTTGGACAGCTTGGTCGTATCACCGCCGATCTCAACGGTGATGCCTTTGATTCTGTTTGCCACTGTGGTTTCACCTCACTTTTTTTGAAAAATAGGTTGAATTTATCCTAACTTTATGATATAATAAATAAAAAGGGGGTGTTCGTATGAACATTGATACAAACACAATTTTTTCTATGACCGAAGCAAACCAGAATTTTTCTATGGTTGCCAGAACGGTTGACCAATATGGAACAGCAATCATCTTTAAGAACAATAAGCCACGCTATGAAATACGGGTATTTGATGATACCGAAACAGATGAAACTGCATCTGATGAAGATGTTCTTGAAATTTCCAAAAAGTTATTAAAACGAAATGCTGCTGTATATAAGGAGCTTGCGAAATGATTCGTCTGACAAAACAACAAGTTATACTGCTTCATAGAGATGTCATTGCTCAGTCAGGAGGTTCACCTGAAATACGTGATGAAGGTTTACTGGAATCGGCTTTGAATGCTCCGTTTCAAACATTTGCAGGAATAGAATAGTATCCTACAATAATGGATAAGGCAGTACAGTTAGGATACAGTTTAATTAAAAATCACGCATTTGTTGATGGAAACAAGAGAATCGGAACTCATGTAATGCTTATTTTTCTAATGTTAAATGGAATTGATGTTGATTATGAAGGTGAAGAATTAACACGGTTGATTCTTGGTGTAGCTGCCGGAGAAATATCTTCTGAACAGTTATTAGCTTGGTTACAAGCACACATTTGTTGATTCAAAACGCATCAAAATCCGCCTGTCCAGCGACCTCATTCCATCCTGAATATGCATCATTTTCACGTTCAGTAAACATATCATTGATAAGTCCTATCGTCAGCAGATCCAGTTCGGTCATCGAAAGACCGAGCTGTTTGCATCTCAGGAGAAATAAAGGAGTGGTCATCGGGCGGTCAGTTTGGCGATGTTTTTTTTAGATGCAATCTGTGTCGCTGTATTCAATCCCCACAATTCGATCAGCTGAGGCAGAATCTCATAGATGCTGAATGTGTTGAACTGTTCCAGAAAGTCGTCAGGATTATCAGGAACATTCTCCGGATCAGCGTGTTTTGCCATGATGTAGGCGATATTTTCAAACACTTCAAGGCTTTCAATACCGATCTCACTTTTGTTTTCATCGCCCTCAGTGACCTCAGTTTTCAGAGCTGAAAAGTCCTTGTAAATATCACGTCTGAATTTCAGACGATACAAACGTGGAACTGCCGCACTTGCCTTGAAAGGAACTTCAATCCCATCAATTGTAATATTCTTTTTAATAGCCATGCTGTACCTCCTTAAGATGTTTTAGTGGAAGATTTCACGACCGTATCAGGGTTATACGGCATCTTGAACCAGTTGTTGTAAACCGCATCTGTGGTGCTTTCAGTAGTCTTGGATTTCACAAGACCTGTCGGCAAAGGAGTAGCTTTCAGCGACAGCTTTTCGGTCTTGACTTCTGTGCTTTCCTCAGTGGTTGCAGATTCTGTTGCAGGTCGAGAAGCGGAACAGCAATACATCACGTGTCGGATATGGTGCTTGTCACCCAGAAATTCAAACATCAATGCAAACTGTGCAAGTTCTGTATCATTCTTTTCCACCAGAACACCATTATTATCAAGGATTTCTCCTAAGATTTCAGTTGCAAATTCGGTTGTGATAAGGGCGATTTCAAGGTCACCTGTATATCCTGCGTTATTGTTGATGACATAATAAACGCCGTTATCCGCAAAAAAGTTCTCTGCCTCGCCGTTTGCATCAATAGAGAGCGATACAGCACCGGGGAGATGTTTTGACGGACCATATGCAGGAACGGTCTTGTTGCCGTCAGGATCTTCACCCCATTCATTGATTTTTGCCCAGTAGACATTCTGCAAACCGAATTTGACTTTGTTCTTCTTGCTTGTTGCCATAGGTTATACCTCCGTTTCATAAAGCACTTCATAGAGCCTTTCCGATTCTATCCATACTTCTGATTTTGTGTAATAGATTTTATGACGTTTCAGAACCTGTTCAACTTGCTTTTCCAGTTCAGGATTCTTCACATCTGTGTAGAGTTCAATATCCAGCATCTTAAAGCTGAAATACATGGAATTATCAGCTGAGAATGTATTCTCTCCGGGAGATAAAAACAGCAGAAAAGGCGGTGCAGGACTTTCGCCTTCGGCGAAATGATGGTAGGCGAAAGGCAGTTCCATCTCTTCCATTATTTCTGCGATCTGTTCGTAGGTCATGATAAAGCCTCCTTGATTAAATGCTCCAGCAACTGTACACCGGTTTCTTCCGCAGGAGCAATATGCGGTTTGCCGGATACCCGACCACCGCCACGCTTGGCATGGCCTTTCTCCAATAAATGTGCAAGTTGATAACGATTCTTACTGTGGACAGTCATCTCAAGAGAATGGCTGTTTTCCTTTGTCTTTTTGGCAGTCCAGCTTTTTGAATACGCACCCGTTCGCTTTGGAGCATTGGCAGATATTTCATCTTTTACAGACTTTGCAGTTTTTCTGACCGCCTTTTTCATTGACGTATCTGCAAGGTCTGCATATTCCGTCAGACCTTTCATAATTTCATCAGCCATTGCATCAACTGTAGCCATCGGAAGCACCTGCCTTTCGTATCTCACCCTCGATTTTCATGTAGTTGTTGTGGTCGTATAAAGGAGTAATTCCGGTGACATTGTAAATGTTATTCCTGAAAAGAATACGGAAATTGGTGCTGTTGATGTTCAGCGATGCAGGACTCTGTCGAACCAGAAACTCCAGTTTTTGCACCTCTTTGGTTATCCCTGCATCCGTGGTTTCCGTTGCCGTCTTTACAGTTACCTTTGCCCATAGGGAGAATGTTTCTTCCCATTTTGTAGTATGGTTGCCGATCTCATCAATAACCGTTCGATGTTCAAGTATTGTGATTCTCTGATTCAGGTTTCCAATTTCCATTACATCACACCCTCTCGCTGTGCAAACAAAATTGAACGAAGATTTAAGGTCAGCTTTTTGTAATCAGGATTACTTCTGTTTTCATAAAGATACCCAAGTGCGAAAAGCATCGCTGTCCGCACGATATCCTCATTTTTTGTAAAATTTTCATCATCTAACCTACCAACGTCCATTACCAGATTTTTTGCTGTAGAAAGCAGATTCTGAATCAGACTATCGTCCTCCTCATAATCCACTCGCAGATAGTTTTTTGCCTCTTTCAGCGTGATCATAACATCACGCTTTCTTGATGGTGAGTGTCTTGATTGCTTCCGGAAGAATCAGCTTGCCGTCTACACGCTGGGAGGCCAGGAAACCGACCTGTCCGTTCATGGCAAAGAGTTCATTCAAACGCTTCAGGCTTCTGCCCTGACGGTCGGCGATCCAATAATAGGAGAGGTCACCAAATGCGAT